AACGCACCGGCCGGAACATTCGTCAGTACTTGACCATCATCCACTTTACCATCTAGTGCTGACTGCAAATCAGTCTGGTTCGATAAGGTACCTGTTAAGTCTCCCCAAGCTACTACACCACCTTCAGGTGCATTCTGTGCTTGCCAACCATTCGTTGTGTCATACGTTAGTATTTGTCCATCAGCAGGAACCATAGTACTAAACACGTCTGATAGAGACTTGATAGACTCACCAGTAATATTCTGCAATGCACTATCAGCTTTAGTACCTTGAGCAACAGTAGCTGCTGCTGGTACATCCCCCAGTACTATGAAGTTGGTATCATTAACGAATTCTGATAAGTTGGTGTAAGTAGTATCCGTATCACTTTTAGCATCCAAGGCATTTTGTAAATCAGTCTGATTACTTAAAGTTCCAGTCAAGTCTCCCCATGCTGAAGCTGAAGCAGGAATGTCTGCTAAGGTAATGAAATTTGTGTCATTCGCAAACTCAGATAAATTACTGTAAGTGGTATCTATAAATACTGCACCAGAAGGTACGTTTGTAAGTACTTGGTTATTATCTACTTTACCTGCTAATTCAGAAGTCAGTCCTGTAATATCTGCAACACCATATGAGACTGCAATAGGAGGGTCAATCCAATCAGTATTGAAATCTGTACCATCTACTTTAGATATTATTTGGCCGGCGGTTCCTCCACTAGGAACTCCTATGCCTGCCTCTCCTTCAGCTCCTAGAATCCAATTTCCTGTTCCTAAATTGAAGTACATCAATGTATCTGTAGAGGTATTTAAGTAATAATCTCCATCTTCTAAAGGAGAACCATCAGAGCGTAAAGTGGGGTTGGATGTAAATCCTCCTATATACCGGTTTAAAGAGTCTAATCCATTTCCTACTTCTGAAATAGTATCAATATTATCCGCAACAAGGCGAACATCGTCCATATCAGTTCCGATATGTTGTGTAACCGCTGTAGGGTTACTCTGTGAACTAACTCTTATACCCATCCGTTTACTCCTAGTTTAAAATTAGAATTAGATGCACCGTCATGTAATACATTTCGTAATTCAATCTGGTCACATAACATATTGTATTTGGCCATAAGATTAACCGCAGCAATTTGAGCATCTTGTGAAGTTCTTTGTGCATGTACACGTGATGCGACATAACTCAATATAGCTTCCACTGCATAGGCAGGGATATCAACTTCAGCTTCTAAATCTGGAGTAGTAGAACTTAACTTAGCATGGTTAGCACGATAAGTAATAAACATAGTATTAGTATCTGCAGGAAAAGGTACCTGAATAACCTTATAACTATTTAAAAATAGTGAAGCAGGATTATACTCATCATTAATAGAGAGCTCACATCCGGTCTCATCAAAGATTGCATTAACCCTCAATACATCATCATTAAATACATTAGAGGAGTTATCAAGAATATACTTAATAGGTTCTATACTAGATGTGTTCTCTTGTGCAAACTTTGAATCTAACTGGTAATGGGTAATGGTTTCATACTGTTGTATGGCCACTTCCCGTTCTTTTAAATTGAACTTCGTGTGTATATCTGTCAACGCTAAATTAAGGTGACTTATCAACACAGGATAATCCTCAACACGGATACCCTTTACATTATCGATACCACCAGATAAGGAGAGGTTTGCAAGCTCTCCATACTGTAGTAGTTCGAATAATTCTAATAATTTCATTATACTCTCCTTTTGCAATTGGAACGCGCATTGTAATTTAAACTAGGTAGGATTGATAGTTTAAATCATCATCGAAATCCTCCTCTTCTCCCCATAGTCCATTGTCATCCTGTACCATCACAGCACCTGCCCCTGGGGCAAAGGTATTCATGAGGGATAGCATAGAAATGGTGTCTGAAAAGTCATCATGCTTACTTTTAAAACCTGATGGAGATACCAATCCAATTTCATCCATTGCTTGTCTCATTGGAGCACTTTGGCGCATGTCCTCAGGAAAATACATCTTACCCGCCTTGAACCAAGGTACTACCACGTTGAACCTCTGCATCTTGTTGGTGGTAGGTCGGATACCCGGGGAATTACTATTGTTCTCACTAGCCAGGTTGAAATAACAATTCCTATCCATCATCTCCTTCTGTATCCATGGTATGAAACCCCCTTGCTGGCCTGACACCTCTACTCCAACGTTCATAGGTTGGTACTTACGTGCTAAGTAGAACAAGTCATTGATATTAGCATCCATCAGTTGCCTCTTACATATACCATCCAACCAGAACCAGTCGTTGTTACTATTAAGTCCCCATACACTTATCACAGAGAAATCCGCAGCTGTCTTCTCAGATGTAGCGAAATCGGTGGTGATATATGTGTTGAGGTTACCTAGGTTACGTATTAGGTTGGGCCTGTTGTACCACTTGACCTCATTGTTCTGTATTAGTCGGTCATCCTCGCTCATGATACGTAACATAAGCTCTTGGTTGAATGCGGCAACATTACCTTTTAGCTTTAACTTATTATATTGGTTATTAACGTAATCATAACTAAATCTATCTTCCCAACTACCTTCAAACTCTTCACGAGTGCACGGAAACTGCTTACAAACTGGATATACGTTTACATTATATGCTCCAGATTCAACTGCCTTGTATAAAGGGTCTTTAGAGTTAAATGGAGTACCTGACCATACTACTTTCTTTCTAGCTGGGTCCAATGCGAATTCAATTGCCTTATCTACTGTTGCCTCTATGGATTCGATAACTGTTGCTGACCTAGCATCTTCATCCGACACCAAATCATCTAGTACTGCTAACTGAGGACGTATCCCCATCTCTTTAGCCCCACGAACACCAGTCTTCGCACCATAACCTTTAACAATGAACTTCTTACCATCCAGGTTGGTAAATTCATACCTTACATCTGTAAATCTAGTCTTAGGAATATACTTACGCAAGAAATCTGAGTTTTCCCAACGGAATTCCAAGTTCTTTCTCATATTCTTAACACCATTCTCAATACTATCTGAAACATAGATAGCCAAGTCTACTTGCCCGAAGTTAGGCAACCTACCAAACACTGCAAGGTACAAGAATAGGTACTCACCTAACAAGGTAGTCTTAGCCATACCACGGTGGCACATGTTGATTGTATCCTTACCATTATCTTCTATAAGGTTATCTAACATACGGTAATGTACCACTGGAGACTTATGTGACTCCCCTTCAGTTCCGTTCACTAACTTAATGAACTCTATAAACTCAATGGCAAACTGAGTGGGCTCGTAATCTCCCGATTCCCCATAGTCTACTTCATTAAGTAAGTCTTCTACTCTAATCTCTGTCATGTTTACTCCTGTAGTGACAATATACGTACAGCAAGTCTCATGGACCTCTGGGGTGTCTGCTTTGCCCAGATAGAATCCATCATCTCTATTGCTGCTTCTCTATATTGCTCATTCTTTAAATGTTTTATTGTATTATCAAACTTCATTAACCTAGTGATACCTATTTGATATGACATGTTAGTTAATACTAATTTGATTTCACCTTCAGCCCAAGGGTAGTTACGCTCTACAGCCTTCAAAGCTATTAAGTAATCTTCATTGAGCATATCGAATGCTTCAGGTATAGAGATACAATTATCAAAGGACTCTCCTTTCTTAACTAGGTGTCCAAAGCCAATAGTCTTGTAACCTAGAGAATCATTATAGTTACATCTCCTAAACCCCTCATCCATCGCTATCTGGTTCATTTCTGAAGAGTATATCTGCTGGTTATTTAGGTTAGTGTACTCATCATACCCTAAGGTACTAGCTAGGATTAACCCAGCCAGTACAAGAGCAGATACACTAGTGTTAATCCACCTGTGTAACTTTTTATTCATACTACATTCCCTTAACTTTACTTTTCACGTTTATTCACCTTAAATAAATCGATCACTTCTTTAAGTATTACCATAGGACGAACCAGTAGTAATAGAAGTGCTGACCACCAAGGGACATTAGTTGTCTTGTTAATAGTCTGGTTACCAGAAACATCATTAAGCTCTTTAGACTTAACTTGGTTTCCCTTTACTGTGTTAGTTTCAGTCATACTGGCTTTAATCAACTGCTTGCTAGTATCACTATGATTCTCCTTACCCACCTGCACTGTAGCACTTATCCCCTTATCATCTTTCAAAGGGTTGAGTGCATTAACTGCATCCAAAGTACTACACGCAGAAAGAGTAAGGAACAATCCTAAAATCATTCCTTTGCTCATTTACGTTTCCCCTTTTATCTTTCGTTTCTCTTTTAAGTAATAATATAACTTAGCTCCTGCTAAGAAGCATACCCATGATATGGATACTATTGCAGCTATATCTCCTAAGGCAACACCAAAGATACTCAAAGCTACTGGGGGAGCAGCCAAAATAATATCTTTTACCAATGTTTTTCCCGGCATTAGCCTGGCCAATTCCTAAACGTGTTTATATGTTTCATCTTAAACTTCCTCCTGTTATTTTTAGATGTGACGTAAACTACCCAATGTAGTCCAAGAGGAATATACACTAATTTCAGGTATAAAAAAAGAGTACCTAAGTACTCTTTAGAGGTTTACTATTTTACCTTAGCCTCCGTAGGTCTCACCTTCTGTATCAACCATTGGGGTGCTAACAGGTGGACTAGGCTCTTCAAATAACATAGAAAACTTACTACGTCTCTTCTGAACCAGTGGTGCTGCAATTAAGGATTTAATCTTCCAGATAACTGAATGTTCTTCCTCATTAAAATCTACTTTAGAAGCAATAGTATTATCTGCGTATGTGACTTTAAAGTCATTATCATATAAGTGGAACTTAGCCCCGGTTATACTATCAATGACATGTTCATCATCTATAACTACGAACCTAGTATCCCCATCCCTAACTCCCTTACATACATGTTCTAATATGCTCATTATATTCAACATATCAAATCTCCTTTTGTAAAAGGGCACTTAGTGCCCTTGATATTATTTAGGTTTAACTTGCTTAACGGATACCTTAACAGGACTTCCCTCTAAGGAACCGTTACCCTCTCAGCCGCGAGGACCACGACCATTCAGTAATGTATCTAACTTAGCATTCTGAGCTGCATTAGCTACAGCGTCAGCAACACGGGTGTCACATGCTTGGTTAGCCAAGATTTGAGCAAGACCTGCATCAGTTTTCGCTTGATTTGTTGCAGCCAACAACTGTGCTTCACAGCAGCACTTAGCCGCTTCACGGGCATTAGCAGCCGCTTCACGGGTAAGCTGGTTGAAGTTAGCGTTTTGGTTATCTTCTCCACGAGCAACTTGGTTTGCTAGGTTAAATCCAATTTGTGTTTGGAAATCCCTGTTACTAATATATTGTGCATTATCAGACGCTTGACGCGCTAAATCACGGTTACGGTCAGCGTTATCACTAATTTGTTGCGATAAAGCATCATGACTGGCTTCTGACGCACGTTCAGCGGCGTTAATACGTACTGCATTACTACCATCGTTAGCAAACTCTCGTCCACCATGACCATTACCATAACCACCATACCCGCCGCCATAAGCTGCACGACTTAAGATTGAATCTCCAACTAAACCTGAATCTATTGACATAATAATATTTCCTTATATTAATTAATTAAATGTGGATGAGCTTCCTTGCTCACTTGACCTAATCCCTTAGGTATATTTAATATATCAGGATTGTTTATAAAAACAACAGTATTTAACAATAAATTTACATATGGTTGATTTATATACAAATTTAGTTAACTTCTTCATACTCAGCATCTATCACAACATCCCCATGTGCAGCATCCCTTACGGACAGTGCACCTGCAGCAATATTCTGTTTCAATACTTTAGCGTGTTCTTGAGTAGCTCTTCTTAAGTCATCTATAACACTAGATTCGACTTGTGAGACTTCTATTTCAATTTTCTTCTTCTCTGGCGGCTTCAGATGAGTTAATAAACTATTAGCTGCATCACTACGAACCTTTTCACTGTTAGCATGCATCATGAGTTCAGCCTGTACATTAAGGGCCTCCTGAAACATTCCTTGGTTCAATACATGAGTAGGTATAATAGATTGTTCGAATATTAAGTTAACTAACTTGGTCTTATTATAAGCTGTAACATAACTAGCGATATCTTTATCCTTAACACCCTTACTCTTGAAATTACTATACTTAGTTGGGAATGTCCTCATGTAAGCCTTGATACTGGTATCACCCATCAGCTTAAAAGACACAAACCTGACAGCATTCAAATACTGCTCAATAGTAAACTTCCCATCTTGCATCACACTGGTGTAACTAATAAGGTTATTCTTATAATTCTCCCGGAACTCATCATCCATTGCCATACTATTAAAAGTATTTACTAGCTCTTGAGTAATTTTTCCTTTAATCTGTGTCGGCATAGCAGTCTGTAACTGTTCCACCGTTAATTGGTTAGACATATCGTCCCTCTCTGGTTTAAAAGGCAAAGTATACAGGCAATACACCCTAATAGTAAACACTCTGAGGAGATAACCAATGAATAGTATAGTAGTAAATGATGAAAGACTAAGATGTATAGAATGTGGTAGCACAGAATCCCGTATAGCCCTTCCTAAGGTCCAAGATGACCAAGTAACCGAAAGTGTATGTACAGGATGTGGCACATATAGTGTATTTGAACTAGATGAGTTCAACTTATTTGAAAAAGAGTTGACAGACTTCCCCACATAACCTACATTAGCCCCATAAAGATTGTTACTCCTTTATAAATTAAGTTTGTTTTAGCCTCTGTTCATTCTCTCTTGTTCAGGGGCTTTTTTTCGTCTATACTTTCGCCTCAATCAACGTGAGGAGAGACACAATGAACGCAGACAGCCTAATAGCAGAGATACAGAAAGCATTACAAGACGCAGCAGACATACTAGGTATATCCTTCGAGACTGCCATAAAAGAAGAACAAGACTTAATCATAGAAATGTCAGCAATAAAGGAACACCACCTAGAATGGTACTTAGCAATAGGTTCATGGAATGGATTTACAGGGAGAAACCCTTAGATGTTACTGGAACTCCTGGACACCGTATTAGTAGAGTTTAGTGAGTTAAGAGTAACCCTCAACGCTCCCATAGAAGACTACCCATATCTAATAGATTCCATAGTAGACCCCATTGGAATAGATAAGTGGGCATCTAAATTTATAAAAAATCGTGCACTAAACAGAATAGAAGCATATGAATCAATATAACCTAAGGAGCAACCATTAATGAATACATCAACCACCATAGGTGACTGGACTTTCACCACTACCCAAGTAAAGGCTCGCAAGACCTTAGGTGTAGAGGACCCTACCACATACACCGCCATGGCAGACATCTCCATAGTAAATGACCAAGCCCACGTAGAAGGACTCATAGCAAAGGGACGATTAACCCGCCAAGACTACGAGACCATAACCGACTACTTAGCCTCCCAAGGCTTCACCGAATACTATGCCAAACGTAACGGCGTACTAAACAAAGTACCCATCCTATGACCACATACACCCTATCAGACCTCATCCCCGACCTCCCATCATGCTGCACCAAAACCAAATGGGACTCCCACTTCCGCGACTCAACAGACTTCGCCCACCTATACCCAAACCTAACCTCCGATGAGTGCTTCACCCTATCCGAACGAGTACAAGACACCCACCCAGGCACATACCAACGCATACAAGTCATAAACTACTACACCCAACTAAACGCCTCACGCTAACCCCCTATAAAGAGTATAGCGTAGCTATACGACTGGTACGGAGTCACCCACCTCCCGATATACTACCCCCTTCACATACCCCACATAAGGAGTACCTCCCCGGTACTCTATTGAACCAGTAGAAGTTGAGGTTTGATGGAATTTTATAAAATTATTATTTTGGAAATGGATTTGAACATTTGCAGGTTTCTCAGAAAAATGTAATTTGAGTACAAGTGTAGTACTTACTAGTTTAAAGAATTTAAATCCGACTACCCCCCCTATCAACATATACCCCAGCAAAGCTGGTTAAATGACACTCCACCACCAATTAATAGGCTTCATCATGTTCAAACTTCTAAACTTAGATAAGATTATACTCTGCTTCATCCTAAGAATTAAACTTAAACTCTTCAGCTTCGACACCATGTGCACTGACCAACTAGTAGCTATCCTAGCCTTAGTATCAAGCATGCCTACCTCAGTAGTACCAGACAAACTCAACTACATAAACGATATCAACCTCACCCTTAACCAAAGGGCAGCAAAGCTGCTTATATGACATGTCGTCACAATCAACTTAGAGTAATTACCTATGTTTGCTACAATAGCTATGTTCTTCAGTACCTTAACTAACATCTTCAGCTCAGTCAATCGTCTAGCCATCGCTACCGACCACATCGCTGAGACAGCAGAGCAACGTGCCTCTGCCTTCAAAGCCGAGCAATCCGAGATCAACACCCAACGCCTAGCCTACCTTAAGGCCAAGCAACAACACAATGCTGATAACCCTGAAAAGTTCGAGTTCTAACCTAACGGTGCCTACATGGCACCTATCTTAGGGAATACACATACTATACACACATACACAACACCCAAGAGAGTCACTGTTATAGAGAGTCATAGGTTTTATGGAAATGAGGAGAGTGATATTAGTAGATACACTAAGTATTATCTAAGTATTATCATATACCGATACACATACCTACCTTGTGTCATACCGATACACTGCCTATACACTACGTGTACTATGCTCATCCTAACCCTTACAAGTATAATGTACACATTCATACTTCTATGTATACTTCTATAAGGACGAGGTACGAGGACTGGTAGCATACCTATTAGGTAGTCATGGTGTGTGGGTAGCAGCAGAGCTGCTTAGATGATGTAATGACAACTCTGTCGTTACCAAATATAGTGAGTATACTCAAATGGCTTCAATTGAAAACAATAGTTTGGTCCCAAAGCGTAAAGCAGATGCGTTCGTAAATGTGACTGTTGTGTCTTCTAAAGACAAAGAGCAAAAAAAGAATCTTGGGGGAATCCCACTATACGCAGACAATGCATTTCATGCGTTGATACTTGAGCAAATTGCTAAGGGTGGTAAGGTCATCTTCGACACAGATGTACATGTTGTCGAAACAGAAGTTAAGTTCAACTTCTAATTGTATTGGGCTCCTTGTGAGCCCTTTAATCTTTGTAACTAAGTAAAGGATAGTCATTATGTTTGTAGTTGCCGATAGTACTTCAAGAGGTATCACAGAGTTTGAGTTCAGTGATGGGTCAGTAGCCCATGCAGTACAAGACCACAGTAGAAGTGGTGCACCACTCACAGTAAAAGGTGATATGTCTTTCTCTCAAATTCAATCAGTACAGACATGGACTGGATGTCGTGTTTACTCTACTAAACCAAGTAAAGGATAGTCATGAAACTATTATCAGCAGTTAAGTTATTTGCCTTAGTTCTGGCAATAGCTTCAGCATTCTGCTCCATAACTCTTGGTTATGGTGCATATCAAAACATCAAATCAGACATGGATGCAAGCAACAAGTGTGTTGCTAAACATATTGGTCTTGGTGTTGAACGCCGAGACATAATCAAGCACGGTAACACGTGCACTGTAACAGTATAAGGAATTAGTATGAAACCTGAAGATATGAATAACCAAGAATTGGCTAATGCATTAGAAGATGAAGCCATCAAGCAGCCATTATATAACTATACAGCTCAACTGTATGCTTCAGCATCCGCACGTATCAGAAAAATAAAGGAGTCATAACATGGACATTCGTCCAATGACCAAAGAAGAACTAGAAGAGCTTATGGAAACTAAGCTTTAATCAATTAATGTAGGGGCATTCTGCCTCTACTAACCACATAAGAGATAGAATCATGAACAAACATATACTAATAGTAATGAAATGGTTGGCTGATAAAGATTCAGTCAGTCAAGAAGAATTAAAAGTTGCTTATGATGCTTATTGTGCTGCGGTTGATGCTTATGATGCTGCTTGTTATGCTTATGCTGCTTATGCTGCTGCTTATCGTGCTGCTGCTTATCGTGCTGCTGATGCTGCTTGTGCTGCATGTTTCTCTGATAACTCTGCTGTTGATGCTTATGATGCTGTTGCTGCTAATTGGGTTGATAAGTTTTTCAAAGTAACTGGCGAAAACAAAGATGATTATATTGCGGAGATAAGTAAATGAACAAACATATTTTACTAGTAATGAAACCACTCTACTTTGGTCGTGAAGTACATTATGTAATGCTTGCGCCAGAACCTCTTAGTAGGTCTGAATAGGGAGCTTTGCTCCCTTTTGTCCAACTAGATATTAGATAGGACATTTTTATGAATGAAGTTTTAGAAGTAGTTTTAAATCCTTTATCAGAAGGTAAGGAATTAGGTGTAGAGATTTTGTATGGTAAAAACAGACACTGTTACGTATATATAGTTAAAAATAACTTCTTAGATACATTAGAGAATGGAGATATAGTTAAGTGTAGTAGTGAGGATAGTGACTATTTTGAGCTTAATAAACTCACTAATACCGTTATGTTTTACTATGAATCGGGAGAGCCACCATATTCAATATTTAGTATGCCCTACTCTGAGTTCCTAGCGATGCTGTTATTGGGGGGAGGTTAAAATGGATAAAATCTTAGGAGCTACTAAAAGAAAATCCCCAGGATTTGAGGGCATACTCCTAGAATTATATTGTGAGAAGGCTACATTCTCTAGGTCATTTATGATTCCAGAAGACTTCTTACGTATTCTTGAATCAGGTAAACGAGTGAATTGTGAAACTGATAATACGGATAAACTATGGATAGCTATGGGACACCTATACTACTATTATGATACTGGAGATCCTGACATAATTTATGGAAAGATTCCTTACAGTGAATTTTTAGCAATGTTAATGTTGGGTGAGTAATTATAATGGAAGAAGTAGATAATGTTAGAGAAAAATTATCAAACAATAACACTGAGAAATCTGTGGAATTCAACCATGGTATGTACCTTCGTGATTTTATAATGCCCTTGGACTATTTAGAAAGATTAGAAGATGGGCAAGAAGTATATTGTACTGCAGCGAAGGAGGATTATTTGGTTATACAGGGAGAATTTATTATTTACTCTTATAATAATCATGATGATTCAGTTTTTAGAGGTGAAATTCTTTATGTAGAATTTCTAGGTTTAATATTACTAGGAGAACAGGAATGATTGTACTTATGTGGAGTGTTATGGGATTTATAGGTTTAAATTATTTAACTTATCTAATCAATTCAGTGTGGTGTAAACCTTTATGGGTAAGGGATGGATATATAATTAGCCTTAAGGAGATACCTTTAGCTAACAAACTAACTCGATTAGATATTGTAATGCGTAGGCGTCTCTTGAGAAACTACAATTTCAGTGTTGTGATTGGTACTAAAAACTATATGGACAAGTATAGTTTTTATGGGGAGTCTACTCTCTATTATATTGATACAGGTAAACCTTTAATTTTAAAGGAGGCTATACAAGCATTTATTAAGCGACAACGCCGGGTTAATAAGCGCAAAGAAATAGAAGAGGCTTTAGTAAAAACTTTACTTGAAGGGCCTAGTAAATAAGGGACTTTGTCCCTTTTTCTGACAAACTGTCAAACTTAATTAGGAGAGAAAACGATGTCGAAGAATATTAAATGGACTCAAGTATTACGTGCTCAAATGTATACTGCAGTCATTAAATTCATGGGACACCCAGTGGATGTACCACGTAATGGGAGAGGTAAGCCTATTGGCTTAAGCCAAGCTGACTACATTGATACATTAGATAGTATAGGTGTGATGCTTGGGTGTGGTAGTGGTAAAGGTGGTGCACTGAGCAATCAGATAGCTTGGGTATACTGTACCCCAAGTAAGGGATGTCATCAAGGTCACTGGAACAATATGGGTAAGAACTTGGCAGCTGCTGATATAGCCGGCTACTTTAAT